GTTCATACACCTGGAGCAAGCGCTACAAGCATTTAATGACTGATCGAACGGTAACACAAGCAGTGGACGAACTCACGGCATTGTTGCCACACGGTCAGTTTCAACATCCTGTGAGCAAGCAACATACTCACATGGTATTTACAGGTGGAGAGCCCATGCTTAAAAACACACAACCAGGTATAATTAGTGTGTTGCGTGAATTTTATCGCAGAGGAAACATGCCCAAAAATGTTACAGTGGAAACCAATGGCACTAAGCCTATTACACCAGAGTTAGCGAAATACATAGAAGACTTTCAGCATTACTGGGGCGGCGAATGGATGTGGAGTATTAGTCCTAAACTCTGGAACACTGCTGGTGAGCAACCCAAAAAAGCCATACAGCCAGAAGTGGTTGGCAAGTATGCAGAAGTTTCCAAGCGTGGTCAATTAAAGTTTGTGGTTAATGGCACAGAAGCAAGTTGGAGTGAAGTTGAACATAACACTAAATTATTTCGTGATGCGGGGTGTGACTTCCCAGTGTGGATCATGGGTATAGGCGGTACATATGAAGGCTTGACTGAAACAGAAGCAAGTATCGCTGACGAAGCCATACAGCGTGGATACAATTATACTACTCGTGCTCACGTTCATATTTACGGCAACGCCATAGGAAAGTAATAATGTCTATATATCCCAGAGTAGATAGACTAAAAACACTCACACACTCTGAAATTTCTGTCAGTGATAAATCAATACTGGATTACGGTGGCAATCGTGGTAACCTGCTGGAAGATGGTATTGAATCTGGTGACATACTACCTGAAAATTATACCAGTATGGATGTTGATATCAAAGCACTGGAATATCTCAATGAACACAACCCCACGGCGACTGCTATTCATTATAACAGATACAATCAGGTCTATAACCCACAAGGTGATAAACTAATAAAATTTCCCTTTCAAGATAACTCATTTGATATCGTGTATTCCTTTAGCGTAAATACTCACTGTTCATGGGAAGACTATGTGTTTGATATTACAGAAATGGTCAGAGTCAGCAGAGGAGTAGTGTACTCTAGCATACTTGATTTGTCAGTTTTAGGTTTATTGCATAACAAACGTATAACTGAGTATGGATCTGTCGTGGACTTTGAACTGTTTGAAAATGTTGATACTGGGGTATATTTTATAAACAATGATACAGTGTTGGATTTAGATCAGGAAATTCCCAGTAATGTAGACTATCTGTTAACCTACTACAATCCTGAATGGTTAATTACAGAAATAAACAAATTAGGTTACAGCGCAAGAGTTCTTGATAGTCATTCTCCGCAAATACAGCCTTTGCTAGAAATTAAGGATAACTAACATTATGATGAAGTGCAAAGAATGTGGTGCTACTTTACTACTGGAGCAAATACCAGAAGTGCATATTTCTGAAGCACAAGTACCATGTAACCAACCAGGTTGTAATGGTATGTGTACCTACATAAACAATGGACCCAGAAATCTCAATGAGATAGTAGGCGATAACAAATTAAATAGCGCAGGTGATAAATTAAATGGCTAAACTACCTTTCAGAATGATGCCAGGCTCATGGGGACTCAGAGGCAAAACTCGAGCAGTCGCAGAAGCAGAGTATTTGTATCAGGGCGAGGAACTTACAGCTAAACTAGCGGAGATCGAAGCTGATGGCGATCCTGTTCAATCTGAACTAAATGTTTTATCTGCTAAACTCAAGGCAGGGGAAATTACACACCCAGAATACGAAAAGGAATGTGCTAATGCAAAGGAAGAGCCGTTTGTAAATGTATTAGACATGGGCATTGATCCTGATAATGTAGCTAATGGATATTTTGAGTTAGACTACAACGATCTATTTGTTAAAATGTTAACAGAGCATGGCATTGTGGGCAAGTCAGATGAAGAGATAGTAAACATTTGGTTCAACCGTATCTGTAGAACTATTGTGGCGCAGGAAGGTGCAGATTTGGACTATGGTTTACAGGAAACAACCCAAAACTTATTTGTGGAGGACGTGGAATATGTCCGTAGAGACTCAGGCCAAGCAGAAGCTAGCCAAACTGATGAATGATATTCAACCCATGATTGATCAGCATATTTCTGATATGACCGGAGAAGAAGTGCGCTATATGCTTGACAAAATACCAGAATTTTTAAGGATCGATCTTAAACGTGACCTGGAAAACTCTAAAAGTAAATCCATTAATACAAGTAAATTTGACGACTTATTTAACACATGAAATTATTACAAAACACTTTCGTTCAAGCAGATAGTAATATTCTTGCTGATAATGAGCAAGTAAAGATCGAACAATTAAAACTCACAGACGATCTAAGCACCACAACAATTACTGTGTATGGCATGCAGGAGTATACATTTACCTCGCGATCAGGTATTGTTCAAACCTATGTGGGCGCTGGAACTATAGCATCTGGGTCTGAGAAAGTTGATTTAAATCTGTTTAATAAGGTTGCTCTAATTCGCGGTGAGCAGGTCACAATTATAAACAACCAAGACATACCATTGGTAATAAATATTATTTCTGCTAATTGATTGACAGTCCGTTAAAAACATGTTACAATGTTTCATATACTAGCAGAGTGATACGTATGTCTAACTACATTATTGTTGATACATTTAACTTATTCTTTCGTGCTAAGCATGCTGCCGGACGTGCTAAGGATATAGACCTCAAGGTAGGTATGGCACTCAACATTATGTTTAATAGTGTCAAAAAGATGTACAATGAGTTCCAGGGCGACCATGTGGTATTTTGTCTAGAGGGCCGCTCCTGGCGTAAGGACTTTTATAAACCCTATAAGGCTAACCGCAAGGTTACCGCCGCCAAGCGTAGTGCCAGAGAAGTGGAAGATGACGAAATCTTCTTTGAGTCCTACGATCATTTAATTACCTTTTTGCGCGACAAGTCCAACTGTACTGTAATACAACACCCAGAGCTAGAGGCAGACGATCTTATTGCAGGCTGGATACAATCCCACCCCGATGATAACCATACCATTATTAGCACAGACTCAGACTTCTATCAGCTTATTGCCCCTAATGTTAAGCAGTATAATGGAGTTACAGACACTATTGTGAGCACGGAGGGCTTTTTTGACATCAAAGGCAAGGCAAAGATAGACAACAAGACAAAAGACGTCAAGCCAGCGCCAGAGCCAGAGTGGATACTGTTTGAGAAGTGTGTCAGAGGTGACAGTGCAGACAATGTGTTTAGTGCCTACCCAGGTGCCAGACTAAAAGGCACAAAAAACAAGACAGGTATACGTGAAGCATATGACGATCGCAACACTGGTGGTTATGACTACAATAATTTTATGCTACAGCGATGGGTGGACCATGAGGAAGCAGAGCATCGTGTAAAAGATGACTATGAGCGTAACCGCACACTGATTGATCTCACTGCCCAGCCCGAAGACATTCGTGTTAAGATGTTTGAGACAGTGAACTCTGCTACAGATTCCCAATTAGTATCACAGGTTGGTATACATTTTCTAAAGTTTTGTAGCACATGGAATCTGCCCAGAATTGCAGAATATCCTGACGATTTTGCGAGGTTCTTAAATGCAAAGTATAAGTAATATACACACAGAATACACCGAGGCCGATAAGGCTCAGTGGATACTTGAAAATGGGACTCCCAGATTTGTATGGATTTACGAACGTGATGGGGATAAAATTTATCGCAAGCCCATGCCGCATCCAGAGGATTCACTTCCGCCCTGGATGTCAACACAAAGAGAAATAGTTCGGAGCTCAAAAGAGACCGAACAATGACACACGCTATGGAGATCAAACTATGAGTAAAATTATCGGTATCGATTTGGGAACTACAAATTCATGCTTGTCAGTGGTGGAAAATAATTCCTACAAAATTATTGAGAACGCTGACGGTTCCAGAACCACACCAAGCATTGTAGCATATACTGAAGACGAGGTATTGGTAGGCACGTCAGCAAAAAGACAATCAGTGACAAATCCCACAAATACCCTGTACGCTATCAAAAGATTGATTGGTAGAAAATTTTCCGATAAGCATATCCAGAAGGATTTAAATAACTTACCCTATAAAATTGTCAAAGCAAGCAATGGTGATGCTTGGGTAAATGTTAACGATCAGGAATTAGCGCCTCAGCAAGTATCTGCTGAAATTTTGCGTAAAATTAAGGAATATGCTGAGTCTTATCTGGGTGAGAGTGTAACAAAGGCGGTGATTACCGTGCCCGCGTATTTCAACGACTCCCAGCGCCAGGCAACCAAGGATGCAGGCAAAATTGCTGGACTTGAAGTAATGAGGATTATCAATGAGCCCACGGCAGCTGCCCTGGCATATGGCGTGGACAAAAACAGTAACACAGACAAGAAGGTTGCTGTTTATGATTTAGGTGGAGGCACATTTGATATCTCCATTATTGAAATTGCTAGTGTGGATGGTGAAACGCAGATAGAAGTGTTATCAACCAATGGAGACACTTCCCTGGGTGGGGAGGATTTTGATAATGAAATTATAAATTTTCTAGTAAGTGAATTTAACAGGGAAAATGGCATAGATATCACAAATGATAAGATAGCATTGCAACGATTAAAGGAAGCAGCAGAAAAGGCCAAGGTAGAACTATCAACTTCTGGCCAGACTGATATCAATCTTCCATATATCACTGCTGATGCAACCGGCCCTAAACATCTTAATCTAAAAATTACTCAGTCCAAATTTGAATCCATGGTATCGGGTTTAATTAAAAGATCCATAGCTCCTTGTAAACTTGCTGTGGGTGATGCCGGCCTAAGCGTTAATGATATTGATGAAGTTATTTTAGTAGGTGGGCAAACACGAATGCCGGCGGTACAAACTGCCGTAGAAGAATTTTTTGGAAAAGCCCCCAGAAAGGATATCAATCCAGACGAAGCTGTGGCTGCTGGGGCGGCTATTCAGGGTTCGGTACTGTCAGGCGATACTAACGATGTATTGCTTTTGGATGTTACTCCACTATCACTGGGTTTGGAGACCCAGGGCGGTATCATGACAAAATTGATAGAAAAAAACACAACCATACCTACTGCAAAATCTCAAACATTTAGCACTGCTGAGAACAATCAATCTGCGGTCACTATTCAGGTTGCACAGGGAGAACGTGAATTTGTAAAGGATAACAAAGTTTTAGGTAAGTTTAACCTGGATGGTATACCGCCAGCACCCAGAGGTATTCCACAGATCGAAGTAAAATTTGATATCGATGCAAACGGTATTTTAAATGTGTCTGCCATGGAAGCTACTACTGGCGTTGCTCAGAATATTACAATTAAAGATTCAGGGGGTTTAAGTGAATCAGAAATAGAACAAATGGTAGCTGACGCACAAGCAAATGCCGAGATGGATCAACAAGCCAAAGTATTGGTTGAGGCTAAAAATTCTGCAGAAAGTCTGATATCACAGTGCAATACTGAATTTGAAGAGTCCAAATCTCTGCTTACTGAAGAACAAATTTCCACATATAATGAAGCCTTAGCAGCTCTGCTTGAAGCAATAGAAAATGACTCTGCGGATACCATCCAGGAAAGAATGACTGACTTACAGAATGCCATGCACCCCATATTTGAAGCTAAACAACGTGCAGCTCAGTCACAAGATAATGACGAACCAGATGATGACTCAGCAATGGATGCAGAATTTTCTGAGGTCAGCTAAATGGTAAATAGTATTACACACAATTAGGAAAACACATGACAAATTATGACTTAACAAAATTACAACAAATATCAGACGTAGCCTGGTTGGTTAACAGAGGCGGGGAACGCATAGGCATCCTAAATCAGGACATACAGGATAACTTTATCTATATTAGCGGCAAGGACACCGTAAACTTTCAGGGCCAGGAAGCAGTAAAGGATTATTTTGGAAATATTAAACTTTTCGAAGAGCAAATAGATCAACCCGTAGTAAATCCAGATAAATTTTATGTCAAGGGATATGAAATAGACTACGCCGAACCCTATGCAATTCAGGAAGGCGACACCGGATACGATCCCGCATTGCCTTTGTATACAAAACTGGAGGGATCTGGTGTTTATTACGCGGCTGGGTATTACTGTATTCATTTCGACAAGGGATGGAAACATGCCAAAGCACCCAAAGCAACAACTCTTTACCGATATGGATTCGAGGGACCGTTTCAGACAGAACTAGAAGCAAAGCAAAGAATGAAGTACCTAAATCGCAATGACTCCCGCACGTAAAGATGAGTTAGAAAGTGCAATCAAGTCGACCTATTGGTATTTTTGGATTTTTATAGTCTGTACATTAGTGAGTCTTGGTAATTTTTTCTATTGGATAAACTTGCAAACTGCGTTAATTGTGCTAATCAATATCCTATGTTGCTACGATTACTACACCAAACATAAAAAATATCGAGCCGCGTATGTCAAAAAATACACGTGATAATCTTATAGCACAATTAACAAATCTTAAAAAACTCAACAAGAAAACAGTAAGTTTAGATGTAGACTATGTACTCAATGCTTTGTATGAAGTCGCTGAATTACCTAAATCCAGAACTATTCAAACAAAAAAAATGAACGCAGACGCTGGCAAATTTAAGGATTAAACATAGTGTTTATACCTGAATCAGATAAATAATGATACAGGAGACACACAATGCGAAAGAATTACCTCTACACCAAAGAGCCTATTCATGAGGGCTTTGCTTACACAAAAAAAACATTAAGGGGGACGGTATATGTCTAGACCTAAACCCACTGTTTTGCTGGAAGCAGTCAATAAGCATACATATAAAGCTGAGCAAGTATTGGAAGCTGACGCCATATACAGTGTATTCTTCGAGGGTAAGCCAATTAATTTGCGATCATTAAGCCAAATTGTAAGTTATCCAGGACCCAAATATAAAAAAGTGTCCTTTAGTAATCCAGGTCATGCTTTTAATCTAGCTGAGAGATTAAATAAAATTTTTACTACAACTGGATTTCAAGTTGTAAAACTTACACATGGGGAAATTGTCACTGAATGTCCTGACTAAATATAGCTGTGGATAGGCATACTGACACCATACATTATCAAATACTCAACGTTGTGAGAGATGACATTGTCTGGGAAAGAAAACTTATGGTCAGGGATCATGATCTCATGGATACTGATCGTTTCAGATTACTTTTTACCAATTTCAGATATCAAAATAATCAACCACACGGTCTTAGATTAACATATTTTGGTGAGCAACTTATGGTCAGACATTTTGATCGTTATAAGTTTGATACTGACTACAAAGCTAATCACAAATCTATGATCATACTTGACAAACACATGCAAATGCCTTATTATATAGGAAGAAAGTACGTGAGTTTCTTTGGCGAGGATGACGCTACTTGGTTCCGTTTAAATGATAGTAACCTTAATGAATTTGTGGAATATTTGAAATAATGGATACTTTGGTTTTGAATGCAGATGGCAGCCCGCTCAGTTTGTTGCCCATCAGTGCAGTAGCTTGGCAGGATGCAATTAAATATCTGTGGATGGATCGAGTCAGAGTTTTGGATTGGTATGATGACTGGATAGTAAGTTCTACTAGCTGGGAAACAAAAGTACCAGCAGTCATGATGGTCAAAGACTACATTAAATCTAACCGCACTCCCAGATTTAGCAAATATAATGTTAGCCTTAGGGACGAGTATGAATGTCAGTACTGTGGTATAAATTTAGTTAACCGAGATATCACCATGGATCACGTTATACCAGTGGTCAGAGGCGGTAAAACCTCATGGGACAATATTGTAGCAAGTTGTGGACCGTGTAATCACACAAAAAGTGACCAGATTATAAAGCCCAGAAAATTGCCATATCAGCCCACATATTATGAGCTAGTAAACAAAAGAAAAAGTTATCCAATGGAAATTCCACACGGTAGTTGGAGAACTTACATATGATGAGAGTGGAACTCCTTGGTAGAATAAATGTTGATTATGAATCGCTTAGATGTCAAACCAACGAGTTCAGGCGTATGTATCCTGAAGAAACACAATTTTGTATAACTAGCAAGTTGGGTGACAATAATTTTATGGAGGGAGCAGGTAAAACTTCTATTCCCGAAGATTTCATTTATCTAAATACATACTTTCAAGATACTGAAATAGCAGAACTAGTAAAAATTTACCCAGAGTATTGTCGTTGGAGAATACTATGTGTAAAACCCAGAAAAACATACAGCATACATCACGATAACTGGAAGCCTGGATATAACAATCAGCGTATCCATTTTCCAATTGAAACCAATACTGATTCATTTCTTGTATTTTATGAAGAAAAATTATTAGATCATGGTACTCAAAACATTGAATATCATAATCTTAAATCAAAATATGTTTACCTGGTTAATACCACAGGTTATCACACAGCAGTTAATTATCATCCAACGTCAGAAAGGATTCACATTGTAGCAGAGAGGTTTATACCACATGAGTGAGGAAAAGAACACAGGCAAGTGGCACGGTGGCAAAGGCAGTGCTATCAGAAAGACTAGTAAACTAGATAGGTATGCTGACAACTATGAGCGTATTTTTGGCAAAAA